AATGTCAGTGCGGCGAACTGTCTGTCCATGCCGCCTTCGATGAGTGCTTCGGCGAGCTGGTCGGCGAGTTGGCGTTCTATCGCCAGTTCGTTCATCAAGCCTTGAATGATTTGTTTACTTGCCTTGTCCATTGTGCAGACCTCCTACGGTCAATCGTCTTCGAGTAACTGTCTTGCCATCCTCAACTTCTCGGCAGCCGAAGCTGATTCGAGCAACCCGATCGTAGTTGATGTGACCTGCTCAGGCGGGCATATCGTAAAAAACTTTTGTTCGGTGGTCACATAGTTTTGGATGGTTGCGACGAGTACATATGCGGTGCATACATTGTCTGCGTCTACTTGTGATTCGATGAAGTATTTGATGCGGTCGTCTAGTGGGTCTTCGTCTTCATTCATCATCGTCGTCCAGTTTCTCTCCGCATACGGGTTTGGTTGGGAGGATGCGGTTTGGTAGGCAGGCGCAGAGTCGTGCGTCCATTATCGTTCCGCCACGGTGCTTGGGTACGGTAGGTCGTTGTAGGCCTGGTTGAGTAGTCCGAGGTAGCCGATCGCATCGGCGAGTGTGTCGTGGTGTAGTCGGTTCTTTTCTAGGTTGGTGCGGAGTCGCGCCATCTTGACCGACACCATGAACAGGAGCGCGTCCGACATTGACATTCGGATGCCGGTTAGTCCTTCGAAGATTTGGATGACTTTGCTGTAGTCGTCTACGACGTTGCCGTAGTCGTTGTTGCGTGGTCCTGTCACTAACTGGTGTGCTTCGAGCAGGATGTCTGCTCCGACTGATTCAGTTTTCATTGTGTCTCCTTGCAGATTTCGTATTTGGATTGGCTGAATGCGAGTAACCGTCCGTTGGGTTCTATGCCGACCCAGGTTGGTGCATCTGGATCGCAGAGGCATCCTGTGATGCGGCGTGTGTCGAGTCGGACTTCACCGTCGCACAGTTGGCAAACGATGTATGTGTCGAGGCCGATTGTGATCATATTCCACACATCCTTTCGCGTTCTTGTTTGAAAGCACTAAACATTGAGTCTCAATTTTGAAATCTCAAAATACTTTTCATCTAATTCAATTCCAATAAAATCTCGCCCTAATTCTTGACATGCTAAAGCAGTGGTTCCGCTTCCCATGAAAGGGTCAATAATTGTGTACCCATCAGGCAGTATCCCTATTATCCGGCGCATAACTTCGTATGGCATTTGGCATGGATGTTCGGTTTTTTCAGAACTTACATTCTTGACTTGATTGATTTCCCACCAATCATATAATCTCGCAGTTTTCCCTTCTGCTATTCGTTTGGCAATTCTTTTGTCTGAAGGATTTTTGTAATCTTGCCCTATTTTACGAAAATTTGGACAAACTCCAAAAAATCCAATATCTCTATGCTGCTTAGCGGTATTTGAGTTGTATACCCAACTGACAACTTTGTCAGGGAAAACACCGATGTTGTAAGAATGTCGGTAAAGTGCCTCTGGATAGTGAATGATTACTTGTTTATTGGTGCCAAATACATCAGAAAGAAAAGTATAGTAATCATCTTCGGTCATATTGTCTTTATATGTTTCGTAGTGATATCCAATGTTGAACGGCGGATCGCTAACAAAAATTGTTTTGTCGTAATCAATATCGAGTTTTGGCAAAATTTCGATACAATCACCAAAAATTAGGTCAATCATAGTTCGATGCCTTGTTGGATGTGGACGCGAAGTCGGTCTAGTTGTCCGCCGAGTGATTTGATTCGGTCACGACACGCTTCAAGTTCTTGATGTAGTGATTCGGCCGCATCGACGGCGTTGTCTCGTTGTTCGGTCATGTGTTCGAGTGCGACCGAGAGTTCTGCGACACGGGTTTGCAACTCGATTATCTCTTGACTCATTGCGAATGTATCTGCGGTCATTTCTTGCTCCTTCTGTCTAGTTCTTGTTTGAGTGCTGCTATTACTTCGAAGAGCCGATCTTGTTCACCGACACCGACGAATTGTCTTTCAAGGAACGCGATTGCGTCTTGTATATCTTTCTTAGTCATCCTGACCTCCATTGGTTAGAGGAACGACCCTACTTCGCCGAAAGGGAAGAATGCAAAGTAGGGTCGAACCCTGCTTACGGACCTACCAACGGTCGTCGGTTGCAACCTTCTCGACCTTCGCTGCGAACAGTTTCGGTGCGTTGAAGCCTGCCTTCTTCTCTCCATCGCCTGAGTATTTGACCGAGATTCTGTTGCCAGTCAACTCCGTGACGGATGCCTGCTTCGCTGCTTCACGGATCGCGGTGATCATCGCACCACGCGCCCACAAGTTAGCGTCGCCTTCTTTTTCTGTTTTCAGTGTGATGACATACACGAAGCGTGGATCACCGTTCGGCCATGTCTTGGCGACACCTGCCGGATCTCGGTCTTCGAGCTTCTTGACATCAGTGACAATGCCCGAGTGGACATCGCCGATCTTCTCGAACTTCAAACTTGGCAGTTTGGGTCCGCCTCCTGCTAGGAGATCTTGTTCATCTGACATTACTTACCTACCTTTTCTTTGCTTGGGAATCCGAAGGAATCCGTTGATGTGTTCCACACGATGTCTTGTTCATCCCAACGAATAGCACGACACAGAACAGCGAACTGTTCCGCACATGCTGCGTCAAGATGCCCGATGGCACCGCCTGCCGTTCTAAATAACACACCCTGAATCGAGTGGCAGAGACTCGTTATCAGGAGTTCGTCACAGTTATCAGACATGATGAGGTCTACTAACCCTCGTCCTATCTGGTATCTGCGATGCGATTTGAGTTGATCCAGTGAGATTGAGTGACCGTACTCGGTGCATTCGGTTGCAATCTTCTTGAGCATTGCGCGCTGGTGTGGGCGGAGCGAGTCGAAGTCTGTTTGGAGTTGCAGGACGCAGGTTCGGTCTACACCTTTGTCGTATGTTCGGCCTTCGAATGTGTCGCTCACTTCTTTGCCTTCTTCCGTGCAACCTTGACGGTCGGATCTGTTTCAAAGAACTGGACATTGTGTTCCGCTTCGAGTAGACCGACGATGCGGATGAGTAGGTCTATTTGTTCGTTGTCGGCTTCACCAAGTTTCGGCACATCAACAGGCCACAACGAGCGCAACATCTTCTGTGCCTTCTCTGGTAAATGTTTGATTCGTGCCGTCATCCAGTCGCGACGCTTCTCAAGACCTGTGTCAAGTTTGACAATCTTTGCCTCTTCAAAGCGTTCGTTTAGATCGTTGCGTTTGCGCCAGTTGCGAACATTCAGTGCAAGTGCTAAACCTTCGCGACCTGCGTTGAGGTCAACCCAATACAGTTCGCAGCGTGCTTCGCCTGCTGGTAGGTGGAAGACGATGGCACGATCTTTCTCAATCTGTGGCAGGCTGATGCGTTCGGCTGTCTGATAGTTGTAGATCCATTGCGCATCGGCGTATGCAGCCAACTGGATTGCGATCGACCGCCACGAGTAGGTGAGATCGGTGCCAGTCTTGAGGTCGGCGATGTACATTCGGCCATCCACTTCGACTATGCGGTCAAGTGTGCCTGCGTATTCTGAGTCATCGTTGATGACGACAGATTCGATGTAATTGGGCATGATGTGAACGCCGTACTTGGCGAGTGTCGCCGTGTAGGCATCGATGTCGGGTTGTAATCCTGGGAGGATTTGTGGTTTCTTGCCGAGGTCAACTGCTTCGGTGACTGCATGTAATGCTGTGCCGAGGTTGGCGCGGTGTGATCCGCCGCCTGCTGTGATTGCTTCTTCACAGATTCTGTTCAACGCATTCTTGTCATCAAGTTTTGTTGATGCTTGCGCAAGTAGGTCGGAGCGTTGTATTAGTCCGGTGACGACCATTCGGTTCGCCCATTGTTTTAATGCGGCTTCGTCGTCTGGTGCTTTTGCGATTGTTGTGACTCGTGTGTAGCCGCGTTGTTTGCCGTCAGGTGTGGTGACGAGGTATCGACCCCACCGATCTTTCGGTGCTTCTTGTCGGGTTTCTTCGAGCATGTGCAGGCCTCCTAGTTTTTTTGGGAATCTTTGTTGGTTTGAACTATACCTGATCGGTGTGCGCGGATGCGGGACTGTCATCAATTTGTTTGTAGGCGTTCCAAAGTTTAAGAAACTCGGTCATGGTCATGATTGCATACCAGGTGTCTACTTCGACTGCGCCTTGTTTCTTGACTGCGCAAACACCATGGTTCGTGCCACGGTTCTTTTGCTCAATTTCAAGTTCTTTCAACCAGCAACCTATGTCGTGTCGGCGTTGGTCTTTGACTTCAACGGTCAGATCCTCGACGCCGTCTATGTCGCCGCGGTCATCCGTCCAGCCTGACCTAGATCGTTCAGCTCTTGGATGTCCGTGGTCTTGGAAGAACTTCGCCACCTGCAATTCGGCGCGCGTACCTTTTCTTCTTTGTGGATTTGACATAGTCGCCTGATCTCCTTCGTCGTCGTATCTCGTTGCGTCGCTCGACCGTTGTCAGTCCGCCCCACACGCCGACACAATCGTTCTTGATTGCAAAGTCTAGACAACTTTGGCGCACCACGCAGATGTCGCAAAGTTTCTTCGCTTCGCGCACCGCATGCAAATATCTTTCGTGAAAGAAGATGTCGGTGCCTTCGCCACGGCATGTGCCGTACTGTTGCCATTCTGGTCGGAGTAGTTCGAATACATTCTTCGACTCCGACCAGACATCAACAATTCCGTAGTCGCCCATCACTTGATTTCTTTGATCCAGCGACGCACATAGAACATTGCATAGAAGTTGACTACTGCGTAGATGAATATCTCTATGCCGCTTGCCGGACTTTCTTGCGGTAGTCGTGGCATGAATAACAGCATCATCCATCCCATGAATATGAACGCCAATGTGAATTTAATTTTCTCTTGCGGTTTCATTTGTCCTCCTTGGTTAGTAACTCGCCTATTTATGTTCTAGTGCATTATGGGACAGAAGTGGTGGATGCTTTACAGACCCGCCAATTACAAGGATTCCACGGTTCGAATCCCGACAAGTTATACAACACTAGTCCTGCTTTGAGGTTGGTGAGTGGGTCGAGTAGCGGGTCTTGTGTGCAGATGTTTAGTTCTCGGCAGACGGCAGCCCACTTGTTTCTTGATGGGTCGTAGTTGACGCCGTTGATCTGCAAGAGTCCTGTGTCGGAGCGATGATTCCATTCGGAGACGCCTGTGATGTTGCAGTCCTTGTCAACCATGTCGCCACCGCGACGGTTCGGACAGCCACCTGATTCACGCAACACGATTTGTGTGAGTTTCGGGATGGCATGGTCGGGCCAGCCTGCCTGTTTGGCGAGCGACGGTAGCCAAGAGGTGTCGCCGTGTCGGTATCGGATCGGCTGTATCGGGTCGAGCCTGTCTGCCTGCCAGAGAGGCTGTAATGCGATTACAGCGACGCTGGAGTGCGTTGGTGCGGAGACTGCCTGAGCTATGCCAAGGCTGACTGTGAGACTTGTGAGTGTTGCCAGGATTGCGGTCAATATGCGCATCGTGGTCCTTTCGTTAAGTGCAGGAATGACGCAACCAAGAAGGAGGTGACTTGGTTGCGGTGCTACATCAACCCTAGTGGGGAGCGCACCGTTCTACCTTAGCCGATGGGCTGGTTTGACCGCTATCTTTAGCGGTTTCTAGATTTTTATTTGTAGATCCATCAACACTTTGATGTTCTTGACCATGCCGACGGGTATGTGTAGAACATGGTCTATTGAGTCTTCGTTGCGTGACTGGTAGAGGGTGACATGGTCGGGTTTGCCTCCGTCGCCTGTGGCGAGTAGGAAGCCGACTGATTCAACTTCGGCTGGGTCGGTGTCGAGGTCTTTGATGTTGATCCACGATTCTGCACCGCTGTGCGCATCGTGCCAGGTGACGAGTACGACCGTCACTTCTTCTTGCGTGTCGCAACCTGCTTCGTCTTTGTCAGACTTCCGCTTGGCTCCTTGGTTACATGCCAGTCGAGATGGCTGGTGAGTCTTGCGCCTTGTTTGCCGACCATGTCGATCAGGTTGTCTAGTCGCTTTTGTACGACTGCGTGATCGGCTCGGTTCTCTTCGCGGAATCCTTTAAGTTGCATCAAGGCGATGATGATTCCGCCGAAGGTTGCTACTGCTGCGGCGAGAACTGTGGCAAGTCCGGTATCCATGTCACACGACCTTCTTGGAGTCGAGCCATGCTTGTACGGCTGGTGGCACATTGTCGCCTGCGGTGTAGCGAAGATGCCATGGTTCTTCTGGTACGACTTCCCAAGAGAAGCCGAAGTCGAGTGCGTTCTTGAGCATCCATTCGAAGCGTGGCCCGCTGGCCGACCAGATGTCGACCGCGATGCCGAGGTTGTGCATGCTTGTGCCAGGTGCGGCGAGCGACGCCAAAGTCGGTGACTTCTTGTACCATTTCACACCTTCGAATGTGCGTGTTGATGCGCCTGCGATTGGTTGTTTTTGGTATCGCTGTAGGAACGCTGTGAGTTGGCTTTGGTAACTGCGATAGGTGTCGCCTGCCGAGGTTGGTTTGAATGGTTTGATGTTGTCGGCTAATGCTTTGGCTCGCATCGCATGATATGCGTCGGCTGCCCGCCAATGAAGTTTGCCTTCAGGTTGAATGTCGCGCAACAGATGCGCAGGTACCTCACCAGGTTTCACACCTTTGAGATCTGCGGGCAAAGTTACTTTGACGATCGGCCAGTTCTTGGCGTTCACTTTTTTTTCGCTCCAGAGAACGCTTGCTTGATTTCTTCGCTGTCAAGTTCTCCGTCGACTGATGCTTCGGCGAGTGCCGACACAACTTTGATGACCGCCATTGCACCAGCCATGATCGCAGCTTTACCAACAGAGATGCCGATGACTGCACCTGTGGTGATTGCTGGTAGCGCGTTGGCAAGAAACAATGAGACAAGTCTTTGACCGAGGTCAAGGAACTTTGCGATTGTCGGGTTTTGTTTAATCTTCACTTCTGGCACCATGGTCTTCTCCGTCCTTCGTTAATACTCCTGCCAAGTGTAGTGCGAGTGACAGGAATGTGAAGAATAACGCCCAATTCTGGAGGCTTCCTGACAGGGTCATGATGGTGATTGCGGATGCACCGAGTGTGAATCCGAGTGCGAATAGTTCATCTTTTAGTTTCTTAAACATTAGTTGCTTCTTCTGCGCAGGCTGGCTCCTACCGCCACAAGTGTATTTGATACGGCGACCAGTGTTCTACGCTCGCCGACAGGTATGGTCTGGCCGACCATCTGGAAGGAATCGAAGACGCCCGCAAAGACATTAATGGTTTCTTGGAACGCCTTCTTGACTTTGGTTGGTGCTTCATTGATGACTGCGACTAATTCTTCGGCCGCTTCAAGCGTGAGTTCTTCGACCACGATCTCTTCAAAGATCGCTTCGGCTTGTTCTTCGGTTACTGCCGCCAACACTTCAGGACTTGACGCGATACTCACCGCCTGATCACTCGTGATGTCGGTCGCCAACACCTCCTCGATTGCTGCAACGATCTGTGCCGGTGCCGCCTCGGCAAGCACTTCAAGTATCTGCTCAACTTTCGCATCGCTGATCGGCTGATCGGCGACAATGTCTAGTTTGATTTCGGGTAGCGTTGTGGTCGATGAACTCTGTACTACTGGTGGCAATGTTTCTTGGATACTTGTTCCTGGCGACGGCTGTGATGTTGGCGTACTTGTTTCAACGGGCAGAGTTGGAAGAACGGAAGACGGAACTGGACGAGATACAGGCATGGTGGGATCAGGCTCGACAGGAACGGTTGTAGATGTTGTCGTCGCAGGTTCGGTCGTTGTCGTTGCAGGTTCGGTTGTGGTTGTTGAAGTGGTTGTTGAAGGTGAGGTTGTAGATGTTTCTTCAACTGTGGTTGAGGGTTCAGGCAAAGAAGTGGTGGTCGTTGTACTTGAAATTACTTCGACGACTGGTTCGCTAGTCGTCGTGGTCTGAGGAGGAGTCCAAGGTGCTTGCGTTGTGGTCGGAGCTAATGCAACAGTTGTGGTCGTCGTTGTCGTGGTACTTGTCGTTGATGTGGTTGTGCTTGACTGAACTGGTTCGCTGGTTGTGGTCGTTGTTGTGGGAAGGAGTGTTGTAGATGAGGTCGTTGATTCTGGTGGCGATGTTGTTGTGGTTGGCGTTGTACTCGTACTGGTGGTTGAAGAAGAAGTAGTAGTCGAAGTAATTGTGGTCGACGAAGTGGTTGTGGTAGTTGCGATCGCTTGTTGAGTGAATGCCGCGTCTGGCACTATTTCCCAGCCTTGGTTGTTGATGTTCCATGCGAGCATCATGCACGAGTTCCCGCCATGCTCGTACATCCAAACCTGAAAGGCATTACTTCCAGGTTCGAGTATTAGTTCGCCTGACATCATCCATGTGCAGCCCTGGTCGTTCCAGTTGCCCCACGAATAATTGCCAAGCTGCATTGTGCCGCCGTCATCTGTGGCGAGCATCAACTCAATCGTGTCATGTTCCGGTATGTCAATGAAGCCTGTCATGTGGATCATGAATAGGTCATAGGTGCAGTCTTCAAATAGTTCGTAGTCGTAGTTGCGGTTAATGTTATTTTCTATTTCGGTTCCGCAAACTAGATATTCGGTGTCCGACTGAATCGGCGGAATCTCGTCAATCGTGTAATACGAAGTTGCGATACCAAATTCTGTTTCAGCTCGGACAAGTGTCGGCCAAAACGATAGAACGATCGCAGGAAGCGGAATCAGCCATCTGGTTAGATGGCGACCCACTCAAGATCTTCTTCACTCCACCTATATTCGCCACCATCCAAAGGCATTGGTGTTGGTGGCTGCCAATCGTTATTTTCGTCTAATGTCCACGACTCGTATGGTTGCGGTGCGACAAATTCGTCGCGCACATGATCGTAGGTGTAGCCAATGCCGGGAAATTGTTTTCTAATTCGGTTGGTGTAACTGCATTGTATCCATTCGCCGCCTAGTAAATCGTGGCAGAATTGTGCGCCGTTTGCTTCCTCGTTGTCATGCACAACAATTACGCGCTGCACAACACCGTTCAATATTTCTGCAAAGTGTGCCATCAGAATGTGATACTTCCGCTAGCCGTAAATGTGTAAATGCGGTAGCCACCTGAAACAGTAATTGTTGGTGAACCCGTTGTGGCTGCAGCCGCATCGAATGTGTCTGCATAACGCAAAACCACAATTCCGCTTCCACCGCTACCACCTGGTTGTGATAATCCGCCGCCACCGCCGCCACCTGTGTTTACTGTGCCTGCAGTACCTGCTGCATTTGTTCCGCCACCACCGCCGCCACCTGTGCCACCCGAGCCAACTGGACTGCCATTTGTTCCGCCGCCGCCACCACCTGAATACGCAACTGAACTGCCCGTAATTGAAACGCTTACTCCTGCACCACCGTTGCCACCGAAATTCTGGCCTGCGTCTGCACCGATTGCACTAGCACCGCCACCGCCTGCGCCACTTGTTCCTGTACCTACCACCCTAAAACCTGTGCCGCCTGCAAAACCTTGATTGGCAGTCCCAGCACCGCCAACGCCGTTTGTGTTTGGACTTGTTGAACCGCCACCACCGCCACCCGATCCGCCGGCAGAACCATCTCGATTAGTTACATCTGAACCAGCACCACCGCCGCCGCCACCTGTTGAAGTTATTGTGCTGAAAACGCTGTCAGAACCGTTTGTCCCACGACCCGTATCATTTGTGTTTGCACCAGCAGCACCGCCAGCACCAACAGTTACAGTTAGCGCAACACCAGCCGTAACCGCTAATGCTGACTCAAGGGAACCACCGCCGCCAGTAGCCGTGACAGTTGAACGCAAACCACCACCGCCACCACCGCCAGTACCACTACCACCGCCACCTCCGCCAGCGACAACAAGATAATCAACTGCTGTAGGTGCGTTAGCACCACCACCAACACCTGCAAGTATTTGCATGATTTACGAAGCCAGGTTGCCGAGTGCGATCCATTCGTTTGTGTCGATCTTGACACAGGTCGCAACGGAGAATTGATCTTTCGTCTTCAACTTCGAACCGCTCGAACGAATCGTTACGGTCGCAGCAGGTGTGATTGTCACTTGTGCTGTGCCTGCCTGATAAACATTGATTTGGTCGCCGACTGCGAACGCAACAGTTGCATTGGCTGGGATAGTGAAAGCAATCGCAGTGCCTGAAGTGAAACTGACAAGCTTGCCTACATCGGTGAGTGCCGCCGTGTATGCGGTGCCGGCTTGAGTGTTTAATGCGACTATCGATGTTGCCAAAATGTTGGCGTTCGCCGCTGTGAATACATCACCACTAGTGAAACTCGGTCTTGTTCCCATATTGCTCCTATCCTAGTCCAACATCAACATCGTCAAGTTGGTCTGTGTCAAGTATAAATGCGGTCAAGAGTTGTGCCTGACCTAACCCGAATCTTATCCGATGATCGGACGGTGTGATGTCGTGCGTCACCGATTCGATGAACACCGATTCGGTGCGTGTCAGTGGGAGTCCTGTTGTGTAGGTTTTCGTGACTGAGATGACATCACCCACATCGAGTGTCAGCACGGTCGGCCACAAAGCCGAACCACAAGCATTCAAACTGGTAGAGATCTCATCGAAGCGAATCTTCGGTTCTTTATATTTGTTGAGAAGGTTCGTCGCCAGCGCTGTGCCTGCAGCCTCATCGACTAGTGGCACTTGTGAGAATGACAAAGTTTGCACACCGTACTGTGTTTGACTCGCTGTGTCCGATGCGATCGATCCTGTCGTGGCACCGTCGACATCTATCTGTACACGGTTGAACAATGTTTCTTGACCGTATGCGACACCGATCGCCAAGATCGGAATCTCGTTCGTTGCCGTACCACCGAACGATGCGATAGCGGTTGAGAAGGTGAACGAGATTCTCGAATCGAACACAATTTGGTTGCGACGGTTCGCGAACAACCGACCATCCTCAGCGATCGCAACCGCCTGCAACGCACCCAAAGTGTTGGTGTTGTCTGTGTAGGCAACCGTGCCACAGGTCGCGACACCTGTTGAGATGTCGCGTAACGCTGTCGAGAAGTTCACCTCTGGTCTGTCAAGGATGGCTGATACTCGAGCCGAAGTAAGTTGCGAAGAAGGATCGAACGCCGTCAATGCTGTGCGTGACAGTTCATACAATCCGTCAGCCGACATGATTGTCGCAAACGACAGGTTCGGCATCTCATAAGTGATGTCGAGATCGGTAATTGCACCGACGAACAGTTCGGCTGTGCCGGCAAGAACTTTGATTGCCCGCCTCGGTGCCAAATCGAAATCACCTTCATACCAGGTTGACGCGGTGTTAGCTGGGTCAAACAGTCGGCCTGATGCACGGTCGTCAGCTAACACACGACAGGTGCCAGGTGAGAACTGGTCTAGTTGGCTGGTGCGACCGCGTTGAATTGCGACCGACAAAACATATTCGGTTGCATCCACGAAATCGGTTGTGCCATCAAGAGTGTCCGTACCATCCAATGTTGATGTGTCAAGAATGAACTGGTCAGCGAGCGCACCAACATCCAACAACACCGAATACTCTTGACCCCACTTCAAAGTCTTAGGCATAATTACCTTCTCGGCGCGAAGCCAAGTTTGTCAATCGCGAACGCATCAACCGCCGTATATTGCTGCAACAGTTGCACAATCTGCCGACCAGCCTCAATACCATTAGTGCCAACACCCGTATTTACCACAATCGTCGTACCGCCACCACCCTGACCTGATGGTGGTGGACCAGACACACTTGGCACACTCGGCAACACAGGCAAGTTCGGACCAACAAAGGTTTGACCTGAAGCCGCTGCCGCACCCGCAGCGTTACGGATCGCCTCAGCCAAATCGTTGTACGCATCAGTTTCACGCTGAATCGCATCAGCAAGACTGTCCGCAGCATCCTCTTGCGCTTCTTTCGCTTTCGTTACCTCATCGAGCAGAGCGTCATAGATCGCTGATCCGACAATCGCACCATTCACAACCTCATTCAGTTTGATTTGTGAAGCGGTACGACTATTGGTTGCTTCTTCTTCGGCTTCGAGTGCGTCAACGACCTGCAGTTTCGCTTGAGCCAATCTGATTTCGGCTTCACGAATCATTCGCGGATCAGACTTAGGATCTTTACGAACCTCAGCGAGAGCCTTCTCGGCGTCAGACACCGCGAAGATTGCATCCTCTACCCGATACCCAGCTTCTTCGACATTGCGTTGCGCACGGGCAAGTTGCTTCTGTGCGTCACGAGCCTGAGCGGAATCCGCACCGTAACCTTTGACCGCCTGGTTGAACTCTTCTTGTGCGGTGGCAAGATCCTTGTCACGAATACCAAGTTGCTTCTTCGCGTCAGCGGTACTTTTCTGCGCACTATTGAACGCCTTCTGACCGCTCGTCACTTTGTCGATCGCCTTCGTGTATTCACCGAGAACATCTTTGGCTTCTTTGACTGTTTCCTTGACTTTCTTTGCTGAGCCACCAGTTTTCTTTAGAGCCTCATTGAAGTCCTCTGTTTCTTTTGTAGCCTTCGGCAAAACCTTGGTGCCAATCTTGTCTGTCTGATCAATGACCGAACTGATTGCGTTACCTGACAGATTCAATGCGGCTCGAGTGTTAATGATTGAAAGACGCCACGCATCAAACTTTGCTGTGACTGATGCTGTGCGATCTTCAAGCATCTGTTCAATAGTGACGATGCCATCGCCACCGGTGATTGCGGAACCCAATGCTCGCATAATGTCAATCAATACCGCTAAAGGTTTGACAAGATTGACGAACTTCTTTTCTAATTCAATGAAGCCAAGAATCATCTTTTCGACATTGTCAAGAACTGCAAAGGTGATGGTACCGAATGCGGCACCAAAGTATCTGATTGCGCCAGACAGACCTTCTTCTTTGAATCCCGTGACCGCACCTTGCAACGCTGGTATCAAGTTCTTTTGTAGGAATCCAACGAGCCGTTCTGCGACTGGTAATAGTTGATAGCCGATCTCTTCGACCACTTCACCGAGAGATGTTCTAAGAATCTTTACTCGTCCAGAGAATGTGTCGGCTGCGGTTGCGGCTGCACCACCAAATTGTTTCTCTAACTCCAAGAGTGCAGCATTGAAATCTTTGCTCTTCTTGATGTTGTCATCAAGCGGGATTCCTAACTTCTGTAATCCAGCAACCTGACCATTTGCCGCACGACCCAAACCTAGTGTAACGGTTTCTAAATCGCGGCCTGTGCTGGCGCTGATGTCGAGTGCCAGATTGAACAGACGCTGAGATTTATCTAGATCACCTGTGGCACGGGCAAGGTTGCCGAACGCTGGTCGAAGTTCATCATCGGCGATACCAGTCGCCAACATCGCTTTCTCGATGAACGCTTCTGTTGCTTGTACCTGTGCGTTGGTTGCACTGGCGGAACGGATCAATTGTGCTTCAAGACTTTTCTGTGATGCTTCGTCGGCTGCCGCTGCGGCGACTGCTCCAGCTGCTGCACCACCAACCGCGGTCAATGCGCCGAGCGCAATGAATGCACCCTTCTTCACTACATCGAATGCAGCACCAATTCCTGCACCGACTTGTTGCACTTGCTCAATCGATTGTTGTCCTTCGCGGGCAAGATTCTTGAATGCCGTGATAGCACCGTCGGCGTTGCCGAGAATCTTTACAAGAAATGAGCGTTCACCTGCCATGGTAAACGCAATTCTACTCAGTTAGCGAGCATCCGTTTACGCAGTTCAGCCCACTCGCGTTGCATGTCTTTGTGAACTTCCGCTTGCGTCATCCCGTCATACTGCGACAAATCGACTGGCGCATCCCACCACTTCGGATCAAGAACACATCGCATCGGATTACCGCGACGCGGTTGACGAGTCGTGCGAATGTTTGGTGTGGAGAATGTGCGTGTCGGTGCAGCGATGTCGGTGATCGTCGGGTCAAGGAATCGCCAACCTGAATGATGTGTGTGGAATGCTTGACCAGCTTCGTGCTGTGGCAGATAGAAGATGCGGGCTGGGTCTTTGGTTGCTGGGTCGCCTTTGAGACGAAGACGCTCATGTGTCTCATACCAAACCTCTTCCCAGTTTTGTACTGGCACGGCCTGCTCGAATGGGACAACAACATGCCAGTGAGGATTGTTGTCGCGATGCGACCAGGTTGTGTAGGCGAAGTGTATATACGATCCGAGATCAGCCTGCTTGAATGCTTCACCGTCAAGGTCGGCAACCAATGCCCACACATGCGACACATTACGGTTGCCACGAGTTGTGTGATCACGGTATGTGACTGGCGAATATAACTTGCCGTCAGACTTCTGCTCGCGTTCTTGATGGTTGCCGAGCATCGCTGCGAAGTCCATCCAAGATGTGGCGATGGTCTTCGGATAGACGGATTTGACCGATGGGAAACCGACGACTTCAAACATTGTGCAGAACCTCCTAGGTTCAGGATAGCGAATCCTGAGCCGAATACAAGTATCAGCCGATGCCTAATTCTTTGACCACACGGTCCAAACCATCTAGATATTCCTTGGCTATCTCGTTCTTTCGCTTGCGTACCGTCGGCCAGAAGAAGTAACCAGACTGACCTCGATGCCTCAAGAACTGTTTAGTGGTCGGTCTGGCACCACCACCGAACTCCGCACCGAAGAACACATCGGCACGAGTCACCTTTGTTTTGCGTTTACTATTCGGACGAGACTTCGACACGAAGGATTCTTTACCACGCAAACCGATAGTTGGGATTCGATCATTCTTTGCCCGTAATCCTTTGGCGACCTGTATCGCTTGACTGGCTCGACTCACAGACGCCGCTTCAATCCTGACCTTGGCTTCCAAGTCTCTTGCGATTGTATAAGCAACCTTCTTCATTTCTTTGTTGAACTCTGGGCTTGCCTTTGAGAACTTGCGCAAAGTTTCAAATAAATCTTTGACGATGACTGTATTGCCTCCGATAGATGCAGTACCGCCACGACCAATAGTTGAACCTGTGTCGCCTGTCAAATTAGGGAACGCTGAGAAGGCCATTATTGAATCCTTTGCGGTGGACTTGTTTTGATGCTCTTCCAGCGCAGATAGCCGAGCATTGTGTACAGCATTCTAGGTGATTCTTGTAACAGTAATGATGGTGCGATGTGTGTCTCGCAAGCGAGATATGCGATCAGCCAGTGGGCTGAGGACTCTCCAAAGGGACGATCACCGCAGAATCGGTTCCAACCTCCACCTTCTCAACAGTGTCAATCCATTCCTCGAACTTCATCGCAGTTCTTTTCGTGCGCTTCTCAGCATGCCACGCCAACCATGCGAGATCGGTGAGGCGTAGTTCTGTTTGGAAGTTCGCAACCGAACGATTCTTTTCGGTTTCGAACGCGATGAAGTCGGCGAACTGTGCAGTCACTTTCGTGGTGACAGAGTCGAGCGTTGTTACTTCTAGGTTGATTTTCATTCTTACCTCCTGATTGTTTTGTTAAGAACTATGCGATTGTTTTGGTGATCGTTCCGCTAATTGGCCACGTTACGTCCGCTGTGTTGAGCTCGCCCACGGCGCCGTTCACGGGACTAAATTCTGTGCAAAGTACAGAGAAGGTGTAGTGCGGTGTTGCTGACCCTGCTGCGGCTGTGCCTGCTGGTTTGACAATCATCGTGACAGCGGTCGAGCCAACCAATGGCAAGATGAGTCCGTCAATGGCGTTGTAGTCGTTATGCAACGACAATGTCACCGAGTTGTCGATGAGTCCAGCGACGCGAGTTACTGCACCACCTGAACCGAAGTTCGTTGTTGGTACTTCGGCAGCCGAAGTTGACAGAGTTACTGCCGCAACATTCGAAGTGATGTCTGTGCCGTTGAGTGTGACATTCGCGTTTGTAAGAACTAACTTTGCCATGATTATTTATCTCCTGCCGTTGTGGCTTTCGAGGTTGATTTTTCAGCCACCGGAACAATGCGACCCGATTGCAGTAGAGAGTCTAGATGGTCAATCTCGCTGCCATCAATAGTGGCTGGATATTGTTTACCGAGAACGGTAAAGCCTTCGACTACTTGATACTTGGCCATGGTCTAAGCGTACACCACGACACGAAAGTCGACAGTCAGGTAGGTTGTGTCGTTCGCATCCACGGTTGAGATGTTGCTGGCTTCCTCAACAATCAGGGTTTGGGCGTATCCTCCGAGTGTTGTATCGGCTTCGATCGCTGCACGAATCCCACTGTCATAAGACAGATAGGTGTCCATCAAGTTCTGTGCTGTGCGTTCCGCTGCACGACCGACGATCACACTGACCGTGAACACATGTGTGACTAGACCTGCCCGCATCGCACCGTGATAGGTGATCGATTCCAAGGTCGGCCATGCAATACCGCCGACCGACGGGTTTACCTGGTCGGGTTGTTGTGCGTAGGCGCGTAGGTTCGTGATTGTTGCGAGACGGGTTTGTAAACCTGTTTTGAGTTCGGTGACTGTTGCGGTCATGCGAACATCCGCATTCGGCGATATGGCTCGACAAGTTGTGCGACATCTGGGTCGAGTGCGCGTGTCACTCGTATCGCACCCAAGTCTCCGAAGCCGGCAACGCCGAGCGGTGAATCGTAACGCTTGAAGATTCTTGATGCCTGAATGATGACAGCTTGTGTTATCGGTTCAGGCACAGACGGCCAACCATAAACTGCGGTCAGTTGCACCAATGCTTCCGACCCGTAGTTCGCGTTCAAGGTTGGGAATAGATAGTCGCCGACTGCACGGATCCGTGTATAAGGAACTGTGAGTCCGTCCAAGATTCCGTTTACTGGTTCTAGTTGCCAGTCTGTTGGACTCCATGTCACATCGAAGTTGCCGTCAGCAAGTGTCGAAGTCTTGAGAGTAATTGCAGTTGATGAGATGTCATCAATCTCGCAAACATATTCGTCACCAGCAGTGAACACTCGTGTCGTTGCTGAACCGTAAGCCCAGAACTGTCTGTTCGCATAACCATCAATGAGTCGACTCGCCGCACCAGCACAGTTGTCTATCAGATCGTCATCTTGTGTGTCCGCAGTCCCGATCCTGAGAGCGGCTTTGATTTGATTTCTGGTCGCATAACCATTGACGATACTCATAGTTCCTTTATCCTACTTCAGAGCGTCTGTGTTTGTTCGATGAACAAATCTAGTTGCTCAGCCATTGTCGGGAAGTAGTCAAGATAAGCCTGATACGACTTGCCGACTTCCGCTTTCGCTTCATCAACTTTTGATGCACAGTTCACGGCACCAAATATCTTCATCGGTCCAGCAGTCAGATGGGACAGATCCCAACCTTCGTTTTCGATGATGACAACTGGACAGCCGCACAAAGTTGCCTCATGGACCAGCGCAGTGTACGCATCAAATGAGATTAGATATTCAGCCGACCGCAATGCTTCCGCAAGTTCTTTGCGTGTAGACGGCCAAGAATGTGTGATCAACTTTGCACCATCAGGGACATGACCGATCTGACCTTTACCGATCCACACCAACACACCAGACCGCTCACCGTCACCAGGATGAAAGATGTCAGGTTCCAGATAAGGCACATTCAGCACAGGACTTTTGTTGATGTTCGGATGCCAAACAAACTGCAACCCATCCTTCGCCTCATGATTCAATAACCACCAAACAACACGACTCGAACCCGAAGGATTACCTTGAACGATCTCAGGATAAACATGAATCGCATCATCGGGAATCTCAACACACTCAGGTACCGACCACGGATTGTCAACGAACGGACCGTGAGTCATTTTCATCTCTGCTTGCAATCCGCGATCACGCAATAATTTTCCGAGCAGATACAGCACTCGAATCCCACCAGAGACACGCCGATATTCAGGCGACCAAATCACATACGGCTTCACCGCCGAAACCGCCAACTGTCAGGATGCTTACCGGCAACAACCCACTTCGGCCAATCCGCAGCAACATCAACCTCATTCAACTTGTTGCCATTCACGAACACTCCGTCACGCAAACAGTCACGCATCTTCAATTCAATGTCGCCAACATTCAACTCGTGATGACTGAACTGTCGCAACTTGTTCACGCACCGATCCACTCCACCCATCCACCCAAGATGCCAACCACCAACCAACTTCGGCATCGTATAGCGGTCAACCTGTCGCATCTTGTTAGCGGTACTGGTGCGCTGACCCCACGGACCAGCAACACAAGTCAACTCCATCGGTGCTTCCCAATGGACACTGAACACAAGATGACGCATCATTACCGAATGCCAACCATGACAAAACCGTTCAAGCATCGAAGGCGACCAAATCTCATCAACATCACAAACCGTCACCACATCACCATCCTCAACCGCCAACTTGTTGAAAGTGTGGAACAGATAATTGCGTGTAGTTTGTTCAACTATCCACGGGTCAGGATTGACAGGTGTCATGAAGTCAACCCAATAAATCTTGTTTGCCCACGGTTCAAATCGTTCACGACTCTCACGGACTTTCGGTAAACCAGTAAACGACTTGTCGCCTTCAATGATGACAAACAGATCAACCGTGTCAGCCAATTCCCACAACCGGCATTCGAGCATGTCGGCTTCGCCGTTGTATAGAACGCCGTCAAATACTTTCATCAATCCCAACTCAGGTCTAGGCGGCGTTGAAGATCCCATTGACCTGCGTCAAGTCTCGCGTTGCGAAGATTGAACAATTCAAGATTCGACATGAAACTTTTCGAGTTCTTGCCTTGCAACGAAACATCTGACAAGAGTGTCGACGAGTTGTCGTGCATGATGATGTCTTGTGATTTGCGGATATTTATGTTGAGCCGCACAGCGCGACGCTCATAGTCATTGTCTTCGAAGTATGCCGGATGGAACGCTTCACAAAACAAGCCGACATCCTTGACAACCTCAGAACCGATCCACGCACAAGCCCAATCTGGTGAACCTGTCAGATGAATCTCGTTCGGGTAACACTGTTCCCAGAACTGTTCAAGTTTGTTTGGCATGAACCAGGCGTCCGAGTTGAGAAGAATCCAACCAGATGCGAACGGTGTCATTTTGATACCAAGATTCCAAGATGTCGCCACACCAAGATTGCTGGGCATGTCCATGATGTAGGTTTTGCCGTGCCGACTGTGGCGTGGCATCACCAAACAATCTTCTTCAATCTTGCCTCCGTTGTCGATGATGATGATCTTGTCGACAGGGAAGTCAAGTGAATCTATGCAGCGTTCAAGTAGGTCATATCGATTGAGGACTGGAATGATTACGACCGGCACCACGCGGACAACTCCTTCATCACAGGCTTCCAATACTGCTCAAATACGGCGTCGGCTCCATACCCTTGAGCATGGGTAATACCCGTCTCAGAACGGCTCCTAGGCGCGTCATAGGCCAATCTGAGAGCATTAACTATCTCAGGGACCGAAGGTGTGAAGAACCATGAGTTCTGTGCCGCATCCCACCATGGCTGACCTTCAACCGTCCAACCGTCACCAACTAGCTCAGGTTGTGCCGTGAAGTTTGAGACAATCACACGACAACCGCAGGCTTGTGCTTCGATGACCGGTATCCCGAACCCTTCACCCATCGAGCAGGCGAGCAGAACATCTGTCGCCGTGTACATCGCAGCCATCAGATTCTGTGGCATGCCGTGCCGGTAGGCGTACTGGTCGACGATCTTGTATTTATCTTGAGGAACACCGCAAGCATCAAGCAATGCAATCAGGTTGATTCCAGCCATCGCACCCATCGGTTCTGTGTAGAGATATAGCACCGCGTCAGGATGATCTTGAGCGAAGATGGAGAACGCAAGAATGTTTTCAGCCCAAGATTTACGAGCAGGATGCGCACCCTTGTTCGTCGCAATCATCGAGATCACGAATCTGTCTTCTTCCCAACCCATGAACTCACGGCCAGTCATCTTCGTACCATTCGCCAAAGTCACCGACTCGGTCGGCTTGAACACAGATTCGATCGCATGAGGAACATAAAGATGCTCAACACCCGCAGCATCCAACATGCGTGAACCGAACTTCGACATCGCGATCGGTTTCACATTGTCACGCTCACACCATTTCAATACTTCTGGCGGTGTCGGCTGATGATCAATCGGAACCCACGAAGCGATGTTCTTCCAATCTTTCAACGATTCAGATTTCAACACCCACACATCAAACAATGTCATCATCAATGTCGGTGTCGACAGATCTTGGTTCGCCCATTCCATTGTGTGTGCGACAAGCACATCGTCGGAGTATGCCGACAATCCTTGCGGATACATTTTGAAACCATTCCAAGTCGATGCCGAACCCGCAAGTCCGTACATCGCATGGACTGCTATTTCATGGCCTTCTTTCGCGAGCCTTTGGATGGCTTGCGCGGTTTGCTGACCGTATCCTGTTGCGGCCCAAGGTGCATTGCTGTACCAAAGGATTCTGAGTCGGTCGGGATTGACAGTTCGGATGTTTCCAAGTAATGCGCTGCGCCCGCTCGGACTAATCTCTCCGCTAAATATCCGGGCATCTCCACCGGTCGCCCTTTTACGATTACCTTTTCCCACATGATCCTCCTAAGTTTAGTGCAGATACAGGAAAGCCTCGGCAAGTCCTGCACGACCTTGCCGAGGCTTAATCCTAGTCACAGTCCTTGCGGACTGTCATGTCTTATTGGTTTTACTTCCTGATTATCAGGATGCGCCACCAACGAAGTGTTTGACATGTGATGTTTGTGGCAAGTTGCCATCGACACGCATTGTTGCGCGGAAGGTAACAAGGCCTGTGTTGAAAGCGAAGTCATCGCTTCGATCCAAACGGATTCCACCAACTTGACGAACATAGTACGAAGGAAGGTGTCCGAAGATTACCGACTTGTTCGCTGTTCCTGTTGCTGCCATTGCTGGGTTCTCAAACACTGGGTAGCCCAAGAGCAAGTCTTGTGCATCAGCGTTGAGTGCTGGTGAGAACACATAGTTGCCTGCTGTGTCCTTCAACGAGCGCATCTTCGCGATTGAACCCGAGTTCATTTGGAAGCCTGAACCAGCCAAACGACGACCTGCTGTGTCTACCGAGTAGACCAAGCTGATCAAGTTGTCTGCTGTGAAAGCACCAGTCACACCTGTTCCGCCAGTTACGCCGGCAGCAGATGCTGCGACGATACCTTTTGGTTGGTTTGTGCCTGTACCAGTTGTCAATGCTGCGTTGACTCGGTAACCGAGTTCGTTGCCGACTTCGGTTGCCAAGAATCCGAGGATGTCAACACCGCTGTCTTCGATCAACTCTGTTGAGAGTTGTACGAGGAATGAGTACTTGTATGCACCCAAGGTGATGAACGAGTTGAATACTGGATCGGATTCAGCGATTGCTGTGCCTTCACCAGTGATTGCTGCAGTTGAATACTGAGCAAGCGATGGAATCTGAAGATTCTCACCTGATGCCGTGTTCAAGATTGTTGATGTCTGGAGCATCGGACCAACATGACGAGCAAGCATGATGACTTGGTCGTAGAACGATGTTGGTACTGGTGAACCAGTCGAAGTCTTTACGACATCGCGCTTTTCAAACGAGTGTGAACGGATCTCGCCTTTTGCCATCGAGCGGATGACTTCTGCATCTGAACGAACACCGCGTGGTGCGTCAGCGACAGGACGAACCTGGTCTGCGAACTCGCGTGTTGCTGCATCCAAACGAAGTTCACGAGCCTCATCGGCACGGAGCTTCTCGATTGTTGCTTGGCGATCCTCAAGTTCTTTGCTGATGCGCTCGTATGTCTGTGTTTCTTCTGCTGACAGGTCACGCTTTTCAGCGGCTGCAACATCAAGAATCTTCTTTGCGGCTTCCCACGCTGTTGCGCGTTGTGCCATTTGTTGTTCAATAAATTGTTTCATGATTTCTCCATGAGTAGTGGTTGATTGGGTGTGCGCAGGAAGATTGTATTCCGATGGCGCGGAACGCTGACCAATCTCTAGTCGTAGCGGGACGCTTACCGACAGAATGAACTATAGACGAGAATCTAGAAGTTTTTCAACAGTTCAAGTTTTTTCGCCAACAAATTAACCGTGTGAGGAACTTTGGCTGGTTCGGCACGAAGTTTGCTGACCGCACTAGACAACAGATCAGCCGACTCATCGGACAAAGTGTTGCCTGATTCGAGCATCGTGATCGCCTCAGCGAGCTTGTCTGCGTCAACGCCTGTGCGTTCTGCAAGGATGTCAAGAGAACGGACCGATGCCGAGGTTGCTTTGTAGGCAGGGAAGCCTGTCACGACCGACACTTCATGTAAACGGATTTGGCGTAGTTCGCGGGTCATGCCATCATCTGACCATTTGTCTCCACCGGAAGGAACCGAGAAGCCGAACGACATCGAGTCAACATCGCCGCGTTGCATCAGGACGCTCAGGTCACGGCCGACAGTTGTGTCTGGCAGATCGGCGTTCACCAACAAACCTTTTGAATCTTCTTCAAGTCGCAAAGTCTTTGACCGTGTCGAAGCGAGAAGCATCGACGAATCATGGTTCATATACATCTTGATTGTGTTGCGACCTTTCAACGATTTGCGGAATGCACCTGGTGCGATTCGCTCGATGAACGGTAGTGGTTCGGAGTCTGAGTTGAAGACTGCTGCGTAACCTGTGAATGACATTCCTTCACCAGTCGGACCTGCGCGCAACTCGAACTCGTTGACTTGGATGCGGCGTGTCTCAACCTTGTTGTCTTCCATGCCTGGAATGTTAGCAAAGTATTCAGTCTTGGCGCGATGAAACGAGAACAAACCTCGTTCGTCTTTAATCGCATTCGCTTTACGCTCAAACCAATCTCGTGCCGGTTGAGGGTTCAACGGGTTGATGCCCCACAGGTAATGTGCGACCGCACCCGCGCCAGGGAACTGGTCGTTGCTTGCATCAGAGTTCTTCGGTGCCTGTAGATCTACCGAGTGTCGTTGCGCCCAAGCGTTCGCACGGATCACTTTGTCTTCCGTGATCTGGCCTCGTGCCATGTCTCGTGCTTCACGAACGGTTCTATCGACCAGCCCTTCACCCGCGAGACCTTGACCGTAGTAGTCCAATCCTTTTCTTGCCGCGCTGCGAATGTAGACAGGTATCTCAAGAGATACCTGGCGAACCATCTCTTCTTCTTCGTGACCTTCTTCTTCCTCTTCTTCTTCCATTTCTTCTTCGTGTGGTTGCCATGCGTTGCAATAGAATCCGCCGTCAACATATTCATCCCATCTCTCGCACCATGCTTTGAGATTGTTGCCTTCTTCGATGACATCATCTTCGTCATAGAAGTGGCAGTTCCCGCAAGCGCGACCGTCAGGAACATCAGCCGAAAGCGCAGGCCGATAGTTGTCAGGTAACGCACGGTCAGCCGCCGAATACTTCGGATGATCAATATGCAACAGATCGTTGTCCGTGATGTAGGCAGGATTCTCTGGACGACCAACACGACTCAAATACATGAACGCATTCACTCGCGCCATCGCCCATTGCGCACGACCAATACCAGGACGATGCGAAGTCGAATACGCACCAGCACCGCGACGATACACAGACTTCAAAACACCGAGCGTCACACGAGTCCACACAGGACGATTCTCTGCATCCATCTTCTCGTTGTGATCGGTCACTTTGTTTCGCAACGCCGTCTCGGTTGCTTCATTGATTTCTATCCCACCTTGCTTACCTGCCGCCGACCCAGCAGGGTTCTTGTCGCTACCTGTGATCTGGTCTGATGGTGGTGCCGGTGCGCGTTCGCCACCTGGTTCCATGTCTTCAGCGATAGACACCGCGACCATCTGATCAACCGCATCCTGTTTCGTCGAATGACAACCGATTACTTCGCCATCTTCTTTGATGGTTGCCCACCCAGAACAGTCTGGTGATTTGTCGGTGATGAAGTAAGGCATTACGGCGTGATCAATGTGAAGGCAACTGCGTGACCTTCTTTGGTTGATATTGCGTACATGCTTTGCCCTGGGTAAACAGCAAAGTCTTCTGATGCGCTTTTCTGTAGTGCGTGTCCTGCGTTCACTGTGATTGCTGGACCGCCGAGAAAGATTGTGTCGGTGTTGTCAAGATTGCTGACATGCAGTTGCCCTGGATTAACTCCAGCGTGACTGATAAGTGTTGCGGCCGTTCCGACCGTGATTGATCCGTTTGTCATTGGCATGGTGTTACCTCAGAGCATCAATAATAGTTCAGCTTCGTCATCAAGAATACTGAACGCAATTTCGGCTGTCGCCTGCGAACTCATCCCACCAAGAACAGTTGACGAAACCGCATAGCGTTTCTTCGGTTCAATCACAGGAACCTCGACTGGTGGCATCTCGACTAGCGGTTCAATCTTCTTGCGTGGAGTTGTTGAATAAACTCTGCGACCACCAGACGGCGCAGGTGTCGGCTCAGGTTCTGGCGGTGTCGGTGCTGAATCAACTGTCGCGACAAGACCACCAAGACTTGCTGTGGCGACTGCTTCTTGTTCGACTGCGGTGATCGCCGAAGCGGCAAGACCGCCGAGGTTCGCTGACGCTGTCGCAGGTAGTGCGACTGTGGCAGTGGCCGAAGAAGCAACACCGCCAAGATCAGCCGACGCTGTCGCTAGATGTGTGACTGTTGCTGTTGCCGAACCTGCAAGACCGCCGAAAGTTGCTTCGGCTGTTGCTTCAGTTGTGACGATGACTTGTGCAACT